TGTTTGCGGAGAGGGCAGACCTGCCAGTTGCGGTGTTGTAGGAACCAGTTGTGTTTGCGGAGAGGGCAGACCTGCCAGTTGCGGTGTTGTGGCCGCCCGTCGTGTTGGAGTTGAGGGCAGAATAACCGACTGCGGTGTTGTCGTTGCCCGTCGTGTTGGAGTAGAGGGGAGCATAGCCGGTCGCAGTGTTGCCGGCGCCAGTTGTGTTGGCGTAGAGGGTAGCATAGCCGGTCGCTGTATTCGTCGCCACATCGCCGGCACCGCGCCCAACGGTAAGGCCGTCGATCGTGAGTTGGGTCCCCGTATCCAACGCGACCGTTGGATTGCCGGCTGCCCCATCGCCATTTGTGACCACGATGCCATTGCCGCCGGCCGTCAATGTTCTGGCCGACGCGTTATTCTCGGATGAACGGCAGATGATACCGTTTGTCGTGACGTTTCTGCTCATCAGATTAAGACCTCTACACCGTCGATAGTTAACGCTTCTCCGTCAATGAGAAGCGCAATGCCGCCACTGCCACCGCCACCGCCGCCGCGCCGGGTGCGCATCACCGCGCCCATGGCGCTAGATCCCTGCCGCGATGATGGAGATCTTGCCCCCAGCCGCGCACGGGAGCACGAGCGACGCGCCGGGCGCCAGCAGCCACCCGGTCGAGGCCGTGACCGTATCGGCTCTGCGCACGACTGCATAGGTGCTGCCGTTGGTCACGCACGCGAGCGTCGTCCCGGCCGGTGCCGCGGCGGTCGTGTCCGCCTCTGTCGTGACGTTGAGTTGCTCGACGGTCCATGGCTCGACCGGGCAGTCGAACTCGTTGGCCCGCAACGAGGAGCCGAAGCCCGGCGAGAAAATCACATTGGCAATCGTCATTTCGTCTCCTTCAGGCGCGCCGCGAGCGCCTGCAATGCGGGTGGGATGGTCGGCAGGCTTTCCAGTACCGCCAGCACGAGGGCGACGGCCGCGTCACCTTGCAGCGCCTCCTGCGCAGCGGCGCGGCGGTCATCGGCGGCCAGCGCATCGGCTACGTCATGCTCGCGCGACCGCAGCCATGCCTTCGTCTGGTCGATCTCCAGCGCGGTCAGCCGGCGCTCGGTACCGTCCGCGGTGCGCAGCTTCCAGCGGGCCATATCCGGCCCGTAGGAGGTGATCTGCCCCAAGGGCGTCGTGTTACCCAGCGCTTGGGCTGCGCTTGCGTAATCGTCAGTCATCTCATGCCACCTTCAGAAGCAGCACCCGCGATCCGGTCTTGACCGCAGCGTTGGCGTAGCCAGATGTTATCGTGCCGCGGATCCGGAGCTTCTTCCCGGCGCTCAGCGTGACTGGGTGCAGGATAATGGCCGTGCCCCCAGTTTCGGACGCCGTATTGATGCCCGGCGAATAGGAGTAAATCAACGCATCGGTGATGTCCGCGAATGAGCCGCTTTCATCGCTTTGCAGTTGCAACCTAATTGGGGCATGCGTGACGGATGCCGTCGATTGGTGGTTGACCAGCGCCAGCACCAAATAGGTGCCGGCCGCCGTGACTGTAATTTCCCCATCCGCGGAGGCCGCGAAGTTGCTGGCCGGGTCGTAGATCTCGGTGTCAAAGTCCAGCGTCGCGGTGGCGCCGTTGCTCAATGTCTGCGCCGTCAACTTGTAGACGCCGATGACGCCGCCGAGCGCGCCCAGCACCGTCAGCACGTTCGCCGGCAGCACGTGCGCCATGCCGTCCGCATCGGCCGCGAGCAGTTTTTGCGTGCCCGTCAACGGCGCGGTGATCGACGTTGACATACTAGACCCTCCCGTACCAGCGCAGGTTGTATATGTAGTGCCGGCAGTCGTTTGTAGGGATTAGCGTCGGGTCCAACGACCAGCCGCCACCCATGCTCCGCATGGCCGGGCCGACCAGGCGGAACCCGCCATACGTCCGGTACGCGGGATCGCAATCAACAGACAGCGGGCCATCCCCGGCCGAAGTCGACGCCGAAGCTGCCCCTGCAGGGGCAGACGTGCCGCGCGCCAGGCCACGGCTGCCCACCCAACCGCCGAGGTCCAGGTTCCGCCAAGCCTGCATAAGCACGCCGTCCGCGTACCATTCAATCAGACCGTCGCGCCGGTTGGTGTCCATTTTTGCGTACATCTCGAACCGCCACCAGGCCCCTTTGCGAACAGGAATCTTCCCCGTCACATTGAGCCCGGGGAGCCCGGGCACCGGATGCGAGTAGGCGCCATTGGAGCCCAGGTTGGCGAGCGAGCGCATAACATCCTGGCCGTTCACGTACCCGCCGACCGTGTGGCAATAGAGCCCCCACTCAACATTCCCTGTAGAGAACCGATAGGTCCAGTTGACGCCCAACATGCCTCCCCACATGTCCTCGGGGAAGTGGACCTCGGTCCGCCAGCCATAGGGAAACCCTGGCACCAGGATTTGCGGGTGCCCCATCGTCATACCCACGGCAAGCTTTCCGTGCATGCCGCTGGCACCCGATTGCTGCGGGCTCGGTGCGAACGACGCGGGGTAGTACACGTCGCAGCAGATGCCGAACTCCCGATAGCGCGCAGGCAACCGGGCCGTACGATAGTTGAGCTGGATCAGCCTGTTAGCGTGATAGCGGTCCTCAAGACAGCGCTTGCCGTCGAACGCCACGATCGACAGCCGGTTGAAAGCCGGCTGTCCGAGGTCGGTGTTGGTATTGCGGCTGCCCATGTTGGGCGCGAAAAAGTTCGTACTGTCGCCCGGCTCATTTGCCGTGCCAAGCGTATCCTGGCCGATGAACGAAAGCCCCTTGGCCTCCAGGATCGGGGCCGTCGTTGGCTTGCCGCTGGGCGGCGGGACGACGACGGTTGGGACGTATTGCTTGATCCAATCGACCTCGAACACGTAGTGCGTAAGCGCGTCGTTGTCCGGCAGACCGGCGCCCCAAAATCCCGGCCCTTGCGCGGTCAATAACCAAACGAACGGCACCCGCACGCGGGCCGCATAGGCCGCCGGCACGCGCATCGTGTGGAACAGCCGGCCGTCGAGGTAGAACGACAGCAGTTCCTCGGCACCGTCCGAGCGCTGCCACGTCGCACCGGTGTGCCACTGGCCGTCGAGCAGGTTAATCGCGGGCGACAGCGTGCCCGAATTGCCGGAGAAATTGATGCCGGCCGGGCTGCCCCAGTTGTTCGGCAGGTTGGCGTAGGCATTTCGCCCGGAGCCGTTCACAGCCACACCGTCTGGGTGCTGCGTCCCTTCGAAGTCGTCGATCTCGCCGCTCGCAGGCCAGATGCCGAAACCGTCGTCGCGCGGCATCCGCCACACGGCATAGAACGCGGCACTCCCAACGGGCAGCGCCGGCACACGAAAGCGGAACTCGACCAGCCCCGGCGATGGCGCCAGGAACATGCTGCCCCGCGGCGCACCGTAGCTGTTGGCGCTCGTAATGCCCCCCGCGGACCACACGCCGTTGACGTAGCGCCAGCCTAACCGCAGCACGCTGTTGGACAGCGAAACCGCGGCCGGGTCGTGGATGTAGTTGGGATTGGTGTTGCCACTCCCGATCTGGCCCCAATGGTCTGGCCATTCTAGCACCGGGGCCAGCGCCGAGGACTGGCCGCGACCGGGTTCACCCAATATTCGCCAGCGCGCGGCGTTCAACGTCGTGCCGTCGAACTCCTCCGTCGAACTCAGCGTGTGCGCATCCCGCACCACCGACAACTCATCGCCCACCGGCGGCGGCAGCGGTGCTGCGGCCCACACCACCCCCTTGACGCGCCAGTTGTGCGCATAATAGGCGCTGGTCGTGCGCGGCACCTTGGCCGGGTCCGCCGTCACGCCGCCGATCATGTCGCGGATGAAGATGCCCTGGCCGCGCCAGCCACCCTTGTTCCAGGCGTATTGGCCGAGCGCGGTATTCGAAAGATCACCGAAGCCGAAGCTATACTGCTGGCGATTGGTGTCGGTGTCCGCCATGCCGGATGGCGCTGCCGTCTTGGTCCGGCCCTTGTAGAGGCCGCGATCGCCGACCCAACCGCCTAGGTCGATGCCGGTGACGGACGCGACAAGCACGTTGTCGTACCACATCTCCAGCACGCCATCGCCGGCGTTGGTGTCGATTTCCGCCAACAACGTCAGCGTAAACCAGCGGCCGCGCGGGACCGGGACCTTGGGCGAGGCGGCGACGCCGGAGATGGCGTAGATATTCGAAAACGCGTCCATCCGGGGGTAGTAGACGCCGTTGGCGCGCCGGCCCGGAACGTGGGCGTAGATGTCGAACTCAAACGCTCCGGTCGTGTTGCGGTAGGTCCAATTGATGCCGCATTCGGCACCGAGCTGATCCTCCGGCACGCAGACGGCACCGCGCCAGGACCGCGATGGCACGTTCGGCGCCCAGCCTGGCAGGACGCCAGGTCGCTGGTGGTCGGGGTGGCCGATGACCAGACCGAACATCGTTTTTCCGGAAATCGTCGCGCCCGAGCTGTTCAAGAGCTCGAATGCGGTCGGCACGAACACGTCGACCGCGAGGCCGATCTTCCGATAGCGCTGCGGCAGCACCATTGAGCGGAAGTTCAGCCAACCATGCTCCCCGGCACGGTAGATCGACTTGAGGCAGGGTTTCCCGTCGAAGGTGACGAAGGAAAGCCTGCGGTTGTTCTCGTTGGGGTAGCCGTCCGGCGGGTCCTCGGACACCCGTGCGCCGGTGTACGCGCCGAAGAATTGGCGGTCATCGGTCGGCGCGTCCGTCTCGCCCAGCCGGTCCTGCCAGGCCAGCGAATAGCCCTTCGCGTCAAGGACTGCGGCTGCGGTCGGCTTCGAGGACGGCGGCGGCAGCGGTGCTGCGGCCGGCGCCGCGGTGCGGATCGTGCGGCTGCGGGCGCGGCTCATCCGGCGCTCACAATTCCAATATTGATGCCGCCGGCCACCCGCGTGATGCCGTTGAGCACAGCCGGCGCCAATAGACGCCATGGGCTGGATGAGACGATTGGCGTCGCTGCGTTCCAAGTCGAGAACGCATTGCCGCTGGTGAACGTCGCGGTGAACCGCGTTGTCCAGATGCTGCTGACGCGCTCCTGCAGCGCAAACACCGTCGTCGCAGTCGGCGCACCCTCGGGCGCCCACAAGTAGAACTGGTCCGTGACCCACGGAGCCACTCGCATCGTCCGGCGGGCCGGGAAATACACCGCAGCGTTGGCGGCAACCACCCAATCCACCTCAAGCCGGTCGTCAATCATCGGGACACCCTCGACGTACCAGGTGCCCAACGCATACCAGTAGCGCAGCGTGCCGCTATCACCAGGATACAGGCGCAGCTGCTTGGCAATCGCGCCAATTGCAGTGAACCCCGTGGTAACGACCTTGATCTGGCGGCTGGCGTGCGCGTTGGTGACGGTCAGTCGGAACTCTTCCACAAGACCCAACACGTACCCAGCCGGGGCCGCGATGGGAACCGTGACCGTCAACACCGTGTCGGTCGAGGACTCGACCGGTGCTGGATGATTGTCGATGCTCAGATAGCTCTCGGCCACACCGACCGGCGCGGCCAAGGTGGCGCCGTTATCCGTCCATGTCGGCTCCGTGACCGCAGCGCACGAGCGCGCAATCCGCGGCAACCGCGCCAGCGCGTTGGTCCCGTCGATGCGAAACGCTTCGAGTCCGGCCAGTCCGCTGGCGCCGTCCGATGTCTGGATAACACCGGTCGTGCCGTAGGCGCTGCCGCTGCCACCACCACTTCCGCCGGAGACCGCGACGGCAATCTGTTCGATCTGCAACGTCGCGCCGGCACGCACCGTGGCCGCGAGCGAACTGGTCGCCTGCAGCCGCACACTGGCCGTGCTCGACAGCGTGAACACCGCGTGCGCGGACAGCCCGGTGGCCTGCTTCCCGCCGTCCGCATCGGGCGCCGGGAACTGCGGCACGTCATCGCCGTCCAGCTCGACGTAGGACGCGGTCTCGTTGTGGGCGATGCGCAGCTTGTACACCGGCTGCACCAGGTCCGCGGCAGTCGCTTCGATAACCGCCGTCCCCATCACCCGATAAGTTCCGGCCGTCAGCTCTACGGCATTCGATGACAACGCCAAGTCTGCCAGGCGGTCATAGTCTTCGGTGTCGATGGCCACCGTGGTCGTCGTCGTAGCCGTCAGCGCCGTCGTGCCGCTGGCGGAGCCGACGAAGCGCAGAATGTCCGCAGTCCCGGTGCCGGCGGCGGTGCCGGTGATTTGGGAAAGCGTCACGAACTCATCGGGCTCAGCCGCAGCCGCGCCTTTGACGCGGCCCGCCGCATCGCGCCGGCAGAGCGTCTCGGGCGTCGCCGCCGAAGTGGCATCGTCCACCACGGCCAGCAGCGTCACCTCAGCCGCAGTCAGCGCCGAGCGCGTCGCGCCGTCCGGCAGGTCGTCGAGCGTGGCCGGGATGGCCCCCGAGGCGCCCCAGGTTTCGGCCGCGAGCTTCGCCTGCGCCGCGGTGATCATGCCCGGCGTAGTTGCCGTGCCGGTCGTAATCTCTCCGTTCGTCAACTCGTGTGGATCGGTCAGCGCATCAATCTTGGCCTGATCGGCGGCACTGATCAGAGCCCGCTCGGTCCAGGCCGAGCCATCCCACTGCATGACGGTCCCAGGATCGTCAAGGCGCGCAACCAGACCGCCGACGCGCATGGCCGAAACGTACCAGCCGGTCGCGGTCTTGGTGATCAACTGTCCGGGCGAGAACACGCCCCAGCTTCCGGACACTGCGTAACGCGCACCGGTCTCCGGGTCTACCGGTTCGGTCGGGGCCATGGCAGTCACCGGCAGCGCGGCGCCCCCACTATCGAGCAGCCGCGCCGCGCTGATCAGCGTCGGCGCGCCATCGTTCTCGCCCCACAGCAGATCATCCGCCGTCGGAAGCGCGCTGCCCTCAGAGATCTCACCGGCGCGCAGATCGATCGAGTAGACTCCGGGACGTTCAGGCATTATGCAAGCGCTCCATACATGCAGACAACGACTCCGGCGTCGACCTTGTCATCGAAGGACCACGACTCGATGACCGTTGCCGTCGTGCTTTCGGCGACGATCTTGGCCGCCAGCCGCGGCGTGCCCGTTGCACCCACGAACGTAACGACGGGCGCCACAAGCATGGCCGGGTGTGTCAACCGGTAGGCGCCCAATGCTGTTCGCGCCAGACTGACATTCCCGCCAGAGGTGTTCTGCAAGTACAGCACCTGCATCGCGCCATTGGTCGTCGTCAGCGCCCAACGGCCCACGAACAGCGGCAGCATTGGGCCGTAACCAGCAACAGCCGGCGTGAGCAGCTTCGTTGTGCTGGCCCCGGCGCGGGCTTCAGCTGAGGTCGCGAACGGCAGCGCTGCCGCACCCGGCACGCTGTCATCCCCGAACGTCAGCACCTGGCCCGGCGTGCCGGTGATGGTGGATGGCCGGCCGGCCGCGTCGTAAGCGCGCACGGATTTGGCGGTGCCGTCCGCCAGCAGTGCGTCCGTGATGGCCTCGGCCGCGATGTTCGCAGTGAGGACTTGGCCAGTCGACAGGTCGGAACTGATCAGTCCGCCGGCAATCTTCATCGTGCCGAGGCGGTACCCGGCCTTGTATTCAGTAGCGTCTGGCACACCAGACACAACATCGCCGGCCAGCACGACCGACTCCCCGTCAACGGACAGCGTGTAGTCAACGCCCGGCCGGAGCCGCACGGTATCATACCAAACCAGCACGTTATTGACGCTTGGCACCGGCAGCCCGGACTCGGCGCAACGGTAGGTGGACGTGCCGGCAACGAGCGTGTGCTCGCGCGCGTCAATCACGGCGCCGCCATCGGGCCGTGTCTGCGCCAGCGCCTCCTGCGCGATGGCCTTGGCCTCGGTGCCAAGCGTCAACGCCGCGGCGGCATTGGTGTAGGCCGTGTCGCTGTCATAGGTCGACAGCGACGTCGCGCCGATGTAGTCAACGGAGACCTGCCGCTTTCCCGTCGTTGGCAGCACAACGGAACTGGGGAGCGCGAGCGTGCGTGACGCCCGATCCGCCTGATCCTGCAGGATCATGTAGATCCTGTCATACTCGTAGTTGAACGTCTGCGCGCGGAAGTCGCCGTGCTCTGCGATGTCGGCTGGCCGTGCCACAGGCATGTCGCGCGCCAGCACCACAGATGCGCCGTTTGCCGGAGCCGCGGCAAACGTGACGGTGCCGCCGGCAGGGTTGCCCGCCCCAGTTACGGTGTAGGCGCTGGTGGCCTGTAGCGTTGACCCGACGTAAACATCAAGGTCAGTGCTTTGCGCAATGGGGAATGGGTATGTGAAGGCAACGCTTGTGCCGTCGCCGGTATGTACAACCCGCGGGGTCTGCGCGGAGACGGCCATTCTACGGCTCCTCTCCAGCGCCCACAGCTCTTATGCCATGATACGCGGCTTGATACAAGATCGATCCATATAACAAGCCGAGCCACGGCACCATTCTCGTCGCGCGCCGGGTGTCACGGTCTGTCCATTGCGACTCGTCGCCGGAGAACGACGCCTTGGCCTCATCAGAAAGCGCGCCGAACAGAAGAACGGCGTCCTGCCCTGTGCCGAACGTCGGTCCAGCGGCTTGTCCAATCAGCATGTCGTAGTCCCCCTTGACGATATGACGAACCATGCGCATCGGCTCGGTGAGGATGCCGGCAAGCCCAGACTGGTCGGCGCCGTGCAGCAACAAAGTCTCCCAATCGCTGGTCTCGCGACCACGCAACTTCTCCTTGAAAGCGGCCACTCCGACGCCAAGCGCCATCATCATCGCCGCGCCCTGGAAGACGGCCGCGTCACGGCGCTGCAAGCCGGACAAGAGCGTCGCCGTCGTGCTGGCCTGCGAGAAGGCTTTGAACTGGAAGATGACCCGCCCCCAACTGCTGCTGGCCCAGAAGGGGCGCTCCTCCTGCGGGCGGACAATGATGTCATCAACCCACTGGCCGAGCGCGCCGCGGAACAGCGTGCCGGCGCTCTGCGCCGAGTCATCCCACGCGTCTGTGTTCGCGATCAGCACGCCTTCGTGGTCGATGAAGTGCTTGCGCTGGCTGGCAATCATCTTGGCCTGGCGTTGCCCGATGCCGAGACGCGCAAGCTCAGTACGCTCGGCCGCCTCTACAGCCTCACCGTCAGCGATCTTGATAATCGCCCGCAACATTCGGTCCATGGTCGGGATGGCCGCAATGTGCTGCATCGCCGCATTCCATGGCCTGGAAAGGTTAAGCGTGAACGTGTTCTGCGCCATCCAATGCAGTCCGCGCTCAAACTTGGATGTCTGCCCGTAGTTGTCGAGCACATCCCACAGTTCATGCAGGCGGCCGGTAAGCGCCATTTCCAACATCGTGCCGGAGCGCTCGAAGTCGCCCTTGAACGCCCCCCACAGCTTCGGATCTGAGAACGTCTCAACATAGGTCTTCAGGCCCTTGCCGAGCGTCCTCTTCATGCCGTGGACGAACACCGCCTTACCCAGGTCGGGGATTGACGAGATCGTCTGCCCCAGCAGCTTGGTCGCGATGTTGAAGCTGATCGCGCCCGCCGCCCATCGGTTGGAAGCCGTTCCGCCAGCGCCGTCAGGGATGCCCCACCGCCCGCGCATCCGCTCAACGACGGCATCAATGTTATGAAGAACGTCGGCTTGTTCGTTGATAATGCGCGTTCTTTCTGCCTCTGTCGTCGCGGCATCGCGCAGATCGTGGTATTCCTTGACGATCGCCGCCTTGCGTTCCTCAAGCCCGTGCTTCGGGAGTAGCCCCCGCTCTGCCAGCGCAACGTCGGTGCCGACGTAGCGGCCGTGCTTAAGCAGCAGGCTGGTGATGTCGTGCTCAATGAAGTCGTTCATCGCGTTGCCGGCCGGCGACACGTAGCTTGTCGGGATCGGCAGCGTCCTCTCCTTGGTCGACCCGCGGTACTTCACCGGCTCAAGCGGGTCGAACCCGCGCCCGTAGGCCGACCCGGTGATGCGGTCGACCATGCCGTCGACCAGTTCCTTGATGTCCTGCGGGGTGAGGTGGGCCTCCTCGCCTCTGCGCACGGCCTCAGCGGCCTCAACGTACTGTTTCCAGGACCCATGAGCCGCCTTCTTCATCATCTTGGCGCGCTCATCGAGGATCTTGGCCTCAAGGGTCAACTCCTTGGCAACGTCCGCCTTGCCGATCTCCTCGGCCGCCTTTGCACGGGAGCGTAGCTCAGCCGCCGCGGCACGCACTTCGCCGATGACCTCAAGCGCCTCGTCTATGAGGGTAATCTGCCTCTCTGGCAGATAGCCAAGGTACTTGAGGTGCAGGTTCGCAAGCTCGTCGAGGTTGTCTTTCGTTGGCTTCTTCAGCTCCTTGATCATGTCGAACAGCGCGGCATCCTCCGGCGACATTCCGCCGGGCAGGCCGCGGTACTCCTCTCGAAATTCTTCGAGCCCCTTCATGATCTGCCTGTTGACCGCCGCCGCGTCACGGGATGTCGGCTGACGCGACTCGCGCGGCGCCGTGGTTCCTATTGTGCGGCGGACGTCGGCAGCAGCCGCATCCCTTCTCGCCTCGGCCTCTGCAATAGCCCGTGCAGTCTCCTCGTTCTCGCGGACGAAGAACGACGCAACCATCTCCGAGAAGTCGTCGCTCTTGGCCTTGATGATCGCCCTGTCATAGGAACGGATGAAGTAGGCCGGGTCCATTTCCAGGACCTTGTTGATCTTTGATTCAGATGTCAGCCCAGCATCGAGCAACTTGCTCCGCATCGTGTCGGTCAGGTCGCGGGCCACCTTGGTTGCTTTCTCGACCGCCGCCCTGTCTGCCGGGGCAAGCGTGTCCCGCACCTCGCCCGTGTAGAGCGCGTGATGGACCTCGCGGTTGAACTCATCGAAGGTCATGACGCCGCGCCGCTGCGAGACGCCCATTGCATCGGCGGCAAACGCTCGGATGCCAGGGAGGACGCGCGGCACGTCGCCTTTGAACCGCCCCTCTACAAACGCATCGCGGATTTTCGACGCGGCGACCTCGGCCTGTGCCATGTACATTCTGCCAGCGCGCAACGCAGGGAGAGATAATTCCGGCTTTTCGAGCTTGGCCGCCGTATCCGCGACTTCGCCCCTACGTGCGGACACCGTCTCAAGCCGGCTGCCAAAAAGGTCAGCGGCCGTCACCTTGGCCGATGGCGACACCGCTGTCTGCAATACGTATTCCGGGTTTCGCACGGGCGAACTCGGCGCGGCAAGCGCAGCCACTGTCTTGCGCACCACCGGATCGGCTATCGTCATGTCCCGCGTGGGGAACGCCTCGGCAGCCCCAGCATCGCCTCTCTCCGGGACAAGCGGCGAGTCTCTCAGCGTCTCAAACTCCCTGGCGGCCGCCACTATGCGCGCCTCGGCCTCAGCGCTGGTGCGCCCCAGGGACCGCACAGCAGGCCCCAGGATGGCCCCGAGCGCGCCGGCCGTGCCGATGGCCATCGCGCTTTCCTGCCACGTTCTGGTACCTTCCTGGAAGCCGTGCAGCGCGCCTTCAACAGCAGCCGATTGCAACGCGACGTCGGCGGCGCCGCGCATCATTGCGCCGCCTATGGTGCGCGCCTTGCTGGCCCAGCCGAACAGCGGCACTATGGACGGCACGTCTACGACGCTCGTAACGGCGTCAACGAACAAGCTGCTTGCCCATGGCATTTCCGCCAGCCGCTCGCGCGCAAGCTCAAGATTGGTGTGGTTCTGAATGATCGCCTCTGTCTGTGCGGGGCTCTGTGAGTCGACCAGAAGCGGAGCAAGCCGTTCGTAGGGCGTCCCCTTCACCGCCAGGATAGGGTCATAGCCCGGCACGGCGTCCCCGACGCGGGCGCGCACGTAATTGAAGGCCGACACCGCGAAGTTGTTGACCGCGAACCCCGCGGCCATCGGGTCCATCTTGCCGCTGGTGATATTCTGCACGTAGCGGCGGGTTTCTGGCGGCACTTGTGCAGGGTTGCGGCCTCCATCAATCCACTTCCTGACGTTCCCAGGGCCCCAATTGTAGGCCATGAGCGCGTCGGTCACGTTGCCGCCGAATTGCTCTGTCATCATCTTGAGGTAGTGCGCCGCGTACTTCAGATTGTCGACCGGGTTGACCATCGGCGCGCCGCCTAAGCCGAACCTCGCGTCAACGTCCTGTACGGCAGCACTCCTAAGTTGCCCCAGCCCGACCGCGCCCGATTTGGCGTTATACGCATCGTCCCTGTACCCACTCTCGGCGCCGATGAGATTGGCGAAGATGTCAACGGGCACGCCCGCCATCTTGGCCGCGGCTATTGCGCCACCGCGGTAATCAGGCGGGTAGCCGTAGCCGGTCATGGGCCGAAGTCCCCGAACTCAGAGCGCGACTCAGGCGCCGCCATGCGCTTGCGCTCCTCCTCCGCCTTTCTCATCTGTTCTGCAGTGCCGGCGGCCTCCTGCTCAGCAAGGCGCGCCAGCTCCTTGTTTCTGTCCGGCGTGAAGTACGCAAGCCCACGTTTGTCATTGAAGTCAATGACATGACTGATCCCGCCAGTGGCAGGGTCTACCTTCATAACCGCATACTCTGGGGCTCTCCCCGCGCGGAGCGCCTTCTGCGTCTCGCCATCTGCAAACAAGAATAGATGATCTCGCCACGGGGCTTCCAGGCTGAGGTTCAGTAGGTCAGGCTCAGCCCGCTCGTTAAACCGATCGTTCAACTGCCGCCCAATCCATTCTGCGTCAGCATTAAGGTCTCCATAGATGGAGAACATTTTCTCCGGCGGCGCTTGCGTGAACCCACTTTTGGCGAGCTTGGACTTCCCATATCCCTTGCTCACCGCATCCGTGGCCTCCTGCGCCGCCAGGTTACGATCGCCATGCACCACGTAGGCGTTGCGGAACGTCTCCTTCCAGTAATCAACAGCCTCCGGGCCGGCATTCGTGCCCAAGACATTATCTCCAAACTTCGCAGCCACGGCGTCTTGCGCAATCTTGAGCATCCCCCCTTTTTCGCCGAACCCGGTGTTGATCCTAGACTCGCGGCCGGGCGCTTCTCCTGCCGCCCGCATCTTGTCAATGCGCGTCGCAATGGTCGCTGGCGGGATGTTATTTTCCGCCATGCGGGCGATGGCGTAGGCGACAGAACGGCTTTCTTTGCCAACCCCGGACGCGTCGCCCATCTTTGAGATGGCAGACGCGGCCATAATGCGCACGTTGGGGTCGCTGTTGTACAGCAGGCCATCAGCGACCCGCGTAACCTGCGTCGGCACCTGCCGGATCTGCCACGCAAGTTTTACGCCGTCGTCAAGCACCTGCTCTGCGGTGCGCTGGCCGCGCGCGGCATACCACTTGTCAAGTTTCTCCTTTGTCGCCGGGGCGAAGTTCTGAGCGATCAGCGCGTCAGTCTGCGCAATCTCTTTTGACGCATCGTCTCGCCTCGCGCCCTGACGCGCGACGGCGGCCCTGATCCTGCGGAACCCAGCAAGGTTCTTCGCGCTCGGGGGATCCTTCGCCGCGCGCTCGTCGATTTCGGCAAGCGTCAGTGCGTCGCCGTTCTGCAACGCCTCATCGACATCAAACCACCGCTCGCGCCACGCTTGATCAGCTTCCGTCTCGCGCTCTCTCTGTTCTGCTTCGATGCGCGCCGCCTGCTGACGCTCATCTACATCTAGCGACGCGAGTAGCCGTTCCTTCCCCGCGGGGTCAATGTCAGGGAACTCCCCACCTGCAAGTGCTGCCCGCGCTGCCCGCGGATCTGTGCGGGCGATGCCAACGACGGCCGCTGTCTGTGCGTCGTCTAGCCACTTGGCGCGGAAGACGGCAGCCCCTTCTTCCGGCATGATGCCCGCGCGTTTCGCCGCCGTCAGCATCTCGTCAACAGCCCTGACAGCAGCGGCACGCCCTGCCGGAGACCCCGCACTGTGATACTGGGTAGCGAGCAAGCGGCCGGTCTCGATTATGTCCGCCTTGGCCTTGTCAACCAGCTTGGCGCGCGCGTCGCTGTCGATCTGCAATTGCCACTTGGCTTGCGTCTGCTCAAGCCGCGGCTGCAGCCTGTTGCGCACGAGGTCATCCGACGCGCGGCCGATCGTCTCGTCAAAGAGCGCTTTTCCGCGTTCGGCGCCAAACGCCGACAGGTTACCGGCAGGCACCGGGTTGGCCCCTTCAACGGCCTCGAAGCGCTCGCGATCAAGCGCGATCGCGAACTCAGTGGATAGGCGGCGAGCCTCTGCCTCAGCCGCGCCTTCTTTGATGATGCCCTCATAGTAGGACATCCGCTGCCTAGTCTCCGCCACGTTGCCAATAGCCCCCGTCGTGGTCTGGAATGCCCGCGACGCCGCCGCCATCGGCAGGCCTGCATTGGTGGCGTCCTGCTCAACAACGCCTGCGCCAGAGAGAATGACGCCGCCTGGCCCCCGGCGCGGTTGCGTGGTCATCGCCCTTGACCCAAACCAGAGCCGCCCCGGCCACGATATGAAGACCCGATCCTTTCCCCGGTGTACGGCGACTGCCTAGCCAGCAAGTCTTCCTCTTGCAGCTGTTGCAAGTTGCCCTGCCGGTATGCGCCATACGCCTGCGCACCGCCGCCGATGAGTTGCGATGCGGCGTTGAAGTAGCTGGCCGTGCGCACGTTCTTAGCCTCCGAGCGCAACATGCTGCGCTGCGTATGGCCCATCTCGCGTGCCAACGTGCCCTCCTCTATCAACATCGCGTAGTCTGCCGATGCGCGCCCGGCGTCGGCCGCGATGACGGACAACGGCGAGCCGGCGAACGGGTCGATCCCGGCGCCAGCAGCGCCAGCAACTTGAGCGCTCTGCAGCCTGCGATCTTCACGGGCCAACTGCTCTGCCTTAGCTGCGGCCTGCCGCTGTTGGAGCACGCCTTGCGTGCGCGCCGCGTCGGCGTTGGCTTCCAGCGCTCCGGCGGCTTGCCGGCCCGAGGCGATGCCGCCGACCGCGCCCATGGCCGAAGATGCCACCATCATTGCGACCGCGATCTCGACGCCGCTCATGTGACAATGCTCCATAACCCGAAGTCACTTCCGTCCGGGCCATACTTGCGCCGAACGCCCTCGCGATTGAACCCCAGCAATCGCAGCCAGCGCTCGTGCTGCTCGGTGATGAGACACGAGCACTCAATGCGCTCGAACTCGGCCTTGACCTTGGCGAGCACGACCGCCACGGCCTTGGTCAGGCCGATTTTGGCACGACCAGCGCGCGGGCTGACAAAGCTCCACGCCTGGCACATGCCGTCATGCTCGGGCATGATCCCGCCGATGCCGAGCACGCCATGCTCATCAACGGCGGCAAAGGCGAACCCATACGACAACTCGACCATCACGGCCGCATCGGTAATCATGTCGGCCAGGTTCTCCTCGTCGTATGGCTTGAACTCCATGCGGTCAACATGGTGCTGTTGCAGCGGTTCGAGCCTGATCATCCCATACCGACATCCACATGAGTAGAGATCGACCGGATCTCCATCGGCAGCGGCGCATTGGAAGAGACCACGACCCGCACGTCGTCAGCGAACCCCGACTCGTACTTGCCGGTTATCTTGCCGGTGAACAGCTCAAGTGCCGCGGTGCCGAACGTGTCTGGCGCCAAGATGCCCCGCATCAGCGTCAGGTCCGTGCCATCGCGGCCCCAGTAGGCTGGCCCCGAGCGTAGGAAGTCCACACTGGCGCGGATGACCTGCCGGCGGCGGCCTTGGCTTGACCCGTCTGGCGCGCCCGCGTCAATGTTGGTCGGGCTCACAGTTGACCAGTAGGGAATGCCGACGACCACGTTTGTCGGCGCGCCGTCCAGCGTGATCCTGCCGTCGTAGACAACCTCGCCTGTGAATACCCTGCCGTCAGCGAGGCCGGCGACGGTCTGGCCCTCGAGGTGCTGCAGCCCGGACACAACACCGGCGGCTGCCGTCGTCACCGCTGCGCAGTCAACGTAGATCGCTGACGCCACATCGCCGGCGTGCCCGATCTCTGGCGCCAAGCGCTCAATGTTCCGCACGGTCGCGCCGTTGATAGTGCGGCGGACCAGAAGCCACACTTGGTCAACGCCGTCAGCCGATGGGATCACGGCGACACTCTCAACTGCGTCGCCGACCTGGTGCCGCGCCCATCCGATGACCTCATGCTGCGGGTAGTAGGTGCAGGAGACAAGCGCGCCGTCGTCGGTCACAAGCCACAGGATCTGTTCAGGCGCTGTTTGCCACGCCCAGTCAGCAACCCCAGTGTCGGTGATGTGCTCCGACATAAGAGTCAGGTCCTGGCTGTCATGCGCATCCCGGTCGAAATAGTAGCGCATGGCCATCACGCGCTTCCTGCTGCGGTCGACGTAGAGGATGCTGTTCTCAACGTGCATGGCCCCGCGCTCCCACGCAGCGCCATGCGTGGTGTAGGGCGCCGCCGCAACGCTGTCAGGCGCGATCACGTCCGACCCGCCCTTGCCGGATGTGATGGCCCACTCCGTGCTATCGGTACCAACGCCAAGCGTTTTATTCAGCGGCTCAATCCATTGAATTGTCTGCACATCTGACGACACAAGCGACAACTCAATGGAGTCTGCGGCCTTGTCCCCGCCGCGGAACACGGAGTACGCCTCGACCGCGCTGCCGTGCAGACGATAGCCTGCGTCCGCCTCTCCGCCATAGAACAGCCGGCCGGCAGAAAACCCGATGGCCCGCGGGTAGCCGTAGCCAGCGCCCCACGCCGAGCGCGACCAGCGGACCGTGCCTTCAGACACCACGCTATCAGGCAATCGCGCGGCGACGGTGGCCGTGGCCGATGTGCCACTGGCAACCGCGGTGATGTAGACGTAGCCCTTTCCCCAGTGCAAAAACTGCCAGTCGATCCGGCCGTCTGACTGCGTGCCCTCCTCATGGACCGGCGGCTGCTTGCCGCTGCGGGTCTGCGATGCCGACACGTTCTTGTAGACCTTGCCGTCGTAGAGGCAGGTCGACCCAAGCGCATAGGCGTCGATCCCGCCGTCTGCTTGATGACGGTCAGGCTCCCATGCCGGGTGGCGGCCGGCCGTCAACTCACGCAGCTGGAACCACCCACCAACGTCATCTGCGGTGAAAGTCGCGGCGGACGCCGTAAGCGTGATGCCGGTTCCGGTGACGGCGGACGCGGTGATGCGAGCGAGGCTAGTGCCCTCCTCGCGGAACGGCGGCCACGTGACCGTAGACGGCGCTATCGTCCAGTTTGTCGCCGCGTACCGAGAGACTGTCTGGGGCGCCACTTCTGGGTGCACCATGAACAGAACATCCGCACTCTGAACGTATTGCACCGCGCGTGACTGCGCAGCGGTGTACGGCGACGCCACCTCGTAAGGAAGCCCGTTGCCATCCAGAATGGCACCGGCCGGCGTGAAGAACCGCAGATAGCTCTCGCTCGCCTCGATGACGTAAGCGTCCGTCGAGGAATAGCGGAAACTCAGGAGTTTGGCGGCGCGCGCTTGATCCTTGGCTGCCGCCACAAAGATGGTGCCGGGCCGCCGGGCAACCCCGCCATGGGGGCGCACCAGCATGTTTAGCAGCGTGTCGCAGCCGTTCTTGTGCGCCGTCAGCTCAAAGCGCTGGGCGAGTCGCGGAGTGACTTCGCCGGCAGTGAAGTTGTTGCGCAGGATGTTTGCGCGGGGCATGGCTTACACATCCAGCCAGTCGTCTTCTCGGGTGACGATCTGCCCGATCTCCATGTGGTCGGCCACCTTGGCGGCAGTCAGCGCCTGCTTCGCCAGCACAGCCATGTCGCCATGGCGTTGCGCGCTGCCCGTCAATTGTTCTGTCATCATAAGCGCAAGGTGCATGGCAATCGCGTTGGCCAGCGTCGCACTGATTGCGACATCCTCGCCGCCCTGCACGCGGACGCCGGTCGTTTGATTAATGAACAAATCTCTCGTGTATATCACAGTGATAGGCGGGTGATCGTTGACGTACAAATTGCGTTGGCCGACCCGCCATGTGCCGGTGAGGTCAGGGCAACTTCTGACCCGCAGGCAGTCTGCTGGTAGCGTGCAGACATAGGTGAAGATCGTGCTGGTGTTGGTCGCGGCGGCCGGCAGCGCCATGTCCGCGTAGCACTCGTTCCACTCCCACGCCTGGAGCACAGACCGAGCCGCCGTGAAGAACAGCGAGGACACCGTTCTGGCATCCGCGCTGTCCTCCTCGAAACTCGCGATCGGGTGTTGCCGCAAGGCGACAAGCCCGATATTTGCGATCTCGACCGGCGTCATCGGTTACGCCGTCTGGACGGCGCCACGGACAGTGAGACCGGCGGTAACGGTGCCGGCGCTCGGGGTCATGCTCGTCACGTCGTAGTAAAGCGCGACGTAGCGGAGCAGACCGTCGTCAGGCAGGACGATATGGCCGACAGGCGACGTGCTGGTCAGGCTGGTCAGCGGGATCGCATTGGTCGTCAGCAGGTCGGTGGCGCCCGAGGACAAGGTGGCGTCGGCCTTGGTGCGGACGACGATTTTGAGCGTCCCGTCAGAGCCGGAGTCGTCAGCGACGGTAGTGGGGAAGCGATACCACACGACCAGCGGAGCATTGCTGGCCGCGTTGCCGTTCCAACCAACGGCCTTAAGGTCGATGACGTTGGTGCTCAGAACGTCGCCGCTGGTAAGCACCTGCGCTTCCGAGAACAGAAGCTGTGCGTCTGTGATGGACATTGCTGGGGCCTCCTTAGGTGACGATCGTTTCGGCGAGGGTGATCGCCGAGTCAACGCGGACGGGGATGCCATCGAACGTGAGCACGCGCTGACCCGCCACCGTGTCAATCGACAGATTGACATTGGTTTCCGAGCGGATCTGATTGCGCAGCCACGTGCGGACGGTCCTGTTCATGTAGAAGCTGGCGCGAGGGAGCGGCCCGCGCGCCGCTTCCGGGTTGACGACCTGCGTCAGCGCCTGCTGACTCGGGACCGCCTCGATCATGCGGATCATGAGCAGGATGAGGTCTTGCGGACTGGCTGTCGCCAGCTCGGACGCGTCGATGTTGCACCCGCGGACGACGTAGCGGGGGTCCTTGATGGAGATGCCGCAATTCCACAGGAAGTGCTGCTTGTACACCTCCAGGTTTGTCACGGCAGACGACGCGGTAAGCTGGTTGACGACCTTCCCGTGGTCGATGATCTGCAGACCGGCCCGGCTGTTCTTGGGATAGATCCCGTAGCAGGTGTCCGCACCCCAGGTAATCAGCCAGATGCTTGTCAGGTCGGTGTCGCTGTCGGCTCCGGCGCTGAGGACCGTGTAAGGGCCATCGGCGTCAAGCGCGTTGTAGCGGGCGTAGAGCCCCTTGAACTCGGTCTCGATCGCGGCCGAACCGTTGAACAGCAGCCGGCTCAGTTCCTGCGTCTGCGCCTGCTGGTGCCCGAGCGACTCGTTCCACAGGAATAGCATCGGGTTGTCCGACAGCTCGACAAGGGACGCATCCACGTCAAGCCACGACTCGATACGCGCGGTCGAGTTGATCTCGGTCTGATAGCCGGAGTGGCTGGAGCCGACGTACTGGTTGACCCTGGTCGTGGTCGCGGTCGGCAGCGAGGTGCGGAGCGCAACCATGTCGCCGGTGGCGAGGTTGCCCGGCTGCCACGGGATGTCGATAATGGTTTCGTTGGTCGTGGCCATGTACTCAGCAACGCGCTGCGTCATGTCCCCGGTCTCAGAGTGAAGCTTCGCCCAGTCCGCAAGGGTGGGCAGAGCGGTTCCTACTGTTGCCATTGGAATAGCCCTTTACAGTTTCCCAGCCTTTTGGAGGGCGTCTGCGGATTTGGGATACATCTTCCCCCAATCCACGCCACCCGGCGTCGAACCCGGCCTGCTGGTGACGGCCGTGTCCTCCGCGTGGGCCGCGGCAATCTTGCCGAGGACCAGCGTCAAGTCGGGGAACGTCCCCGGTAGCAACTTCGTGAGCGCCCCAGCATCGCCCCCGTACTTCCGCAGCAGCATGTCGACCGCCGCCATGTTGGCCGCGTGCTTCGAGCCCCAGGCCACCTTGACCTTGGTCTCGTTCTCCTTCTGCGCCTTGGCCTCGGCATCGCGCAGGTCGGCGACAGCCCGCTGGCCCTGTTCCAGATCCCACTTGAGAAGCTCGCGCGCCACGTGCGGCAGCACGCCAAGCTCAGCGGCCTTGGCCGCGAACGCCGTCATCCGGCCCTCATCAAACGGGAAGTCCTCTGGCAGGTCTTCCGGCCGGGCCAAGCCGTAATCCTCGGGCTTCTCCGGCGCGCCCAGCTTGCGCATGGCCGCCGCCCAAGTGGCGGCGTCTGCATCTGCCGGCGGCGGCGCGAACAGACCAGACTGGTCGGCGGCCATGGCCTGATAGGCCTTGATGACATCAGCCGTGCCTGACCAACCCTTCTCGGTGACAACTGCCTCAAGCTCCGGCGCGCCGTACCATGGGGCGCTGGGGGGAGGTGACGCAGGCGCGGCTGCGGCCGGAGCTTGAGAGGCGGAGTCAGTCATCGTTCATATTCCCATATTGTTTCAGACTGTTAAGCGTCGTCGCGTCCATTTCCAGGACGCGCATGATGTCTCTGAACACGTCCTGCCGACCGCAGTTGTAGGCCGTCTGGATCGCATCGGCGGCGAACGCCGTGCCGCCGAACCCGGTAATGCGCGCCAGATGTTCGATGACCTCCCGGCCGACATCGCCGCTGAACGCGATCTTGAAGGCGCTTACCGTCTTCTCGTTCACGTTTCACCCCTCACCGCTTGGAGGCCTGCGCCGATCGACTGAGCGGCCTCTCCGCCCTGTTGAAGCGCGGACATCATCTGTTGCGCTTGTGCCGCCTGCTGATCGGCGGCCCGCACCTCGGCGAACTCCTGCTGCGAGAGCAGCATTTCCGGCGGTGCGCCGTACCCCTTGCGGATGATGCGCACGGCGGCGTCAGGCGAGACGATCTTGATGATCGACGGGTCGAACTGCGCCATGGCGCCAATGGCCTGCATGACGCGCAGCACGCTGTCGGCCTCGTTCATCTCAGCCGCACGCTTCAGCGGCGACTTGAACTCGACCTTGACATCCGCCTCGGTCGCACCTTCCGGCATTGGGGCGAAGACCCCGCGCCGCGCGAGGATGGCATAGGCACGACGCCCGACCGGCTCTGCAAGCTCAGTCTGGATCATGGCCCACGCATGATGCAGCAGCCGGGCAAGTTCACGCTGCCGTCCCGCATACTCGGTGGCCGTCATCTGCGGCGTGGGCGGGACCACAATGCTATGGAACGCGAAGACGCTGCGCAGTTGGTCGCGCAGTTCCTGCTCCATGTCGATGGTGATTGGCAGGGCCGCGCCGCTGGGGAACTGCTGAATGTTGACGCCCCGCGGCGCTTCTTGCGGGTCGTACTGGTTGACCGCGCCCGGCGTGCGGTCGAGCGTGTTCTTCCAGATGCCGTATGGCAACACGATAGCCGGGTCTACGGCGGCGTGGGCGGCCCGCAGGTTGGTCCGCTTCATGTTGTTCATGCGCTTCACGTCATGAATGGAGGTCATGACGTTGGACCAACCGTATGGCAGCCCCTCAAGGCGCCGCCACCGCGCGCCGATGAACGGGCACTCCTCATAGCCGGACTCGCGCAGCATCGTCCCGCCGTCGCTGTCCACATCAATGTGATAGCTGGCAAACGGCATGGCAGTGCTGCCCACGCCCTGCAACCTCGCGGCCTCGGCCCGAGGCATACAGGCGATGAGCACGTTGAACCTCACGGCCCACCGGTCAGTGCTCTGCAGCGCGTTGGATGCGGCGCTGCCAAGCTTGTCCGCCCCGTACTCATCGGCCATCTGGGCGGCCGACATCTTTGAACGGACGAAGAACGTGTCAACAACACCGGACGCGCTCTCGGCAATTGAGACGCGGCCGATGGAAACCGGCACAAAAAGAAGATGCTCGCCCGGCCGCTCCGTCACCTGCATGACGCAGGTACCGATGGTCGTGACAGAGTGCAGCGCCTGATGGCGCGCCGCGACAAACGCGGCCAGCGGGTGGTTGATGGCCTTGGCCATGACGACACTGGCGTCCGCGCACCAATCAACCAATTCAGGTGGCGCGTCGTCAAACCGCGGCACAACCTCGTAAGGCTTGTCGCCGAACAGCATGTCGTCAAGGGCGCCGACCAGCACGTCGATCGCGTGCGCAGCGCTGTCGTCCACAATGTCCGGGCGCTTGCCGTCAGCGACGTCCGCCCAAGCGTAGCTCTCAGCCGGGGCGACGAAGTTGACCACGTCGCGCCACATGGCAGAAAGCGGCTGGCGCAACGTCCTGGCCGCGGCTTCCTGGTCGATAATGTCCCGAACCGCCAGCTTGTTCATTGCCCGAGCAGGTCGGTCTTGGACAGCATGGTTGATGCCCTGCCCAGGGCGGCGGCGGCACGCTTGCGCGCCTCCTCGACACCTTGCTCGGCGGCGAGTTGATCAACAGCCGCGATGTTGGGCGTCTGCGGCTGTTTGGGTGTGGGAGCCTTGAATAGTCCACTCATGGGCGTGTACTTTGGACACGCCACGTGTGTAGAACAAACGGAAAATTACTTTAACCCATATTGTCCTTAAAATTCAAGGAGATCATAATCCTTGATGACCGGCCGTAGCTGCCGGTCGGCAATGTCATCGGCCGTCACGTTGGCCGCGAAAGTCATGGCCAGCGAGTCGGCCCAGTCCGGCGATTTGTTCATGCTCTCCTTGGGCTCAAGCATGATGAGCCCCGGAGAGCGCCCGTTGGCGTTGGTGTAGTATTGCCGGCCTATGAGTTCCTTGATGAGTTCCGGCGGCGCGTTGTACAGCGACCCGCCATCGCGCAGCCAGTCGCGCATCCTCGCCCACAGCAGCGTCGGCAAGTTGGCCGTCTCGGCAATGCCGCCATCAGCCGCCGCGGCGCGAGCGGCCTTGGCCATGGAGCCGGCGGCGCCGACGTTGATGAACGGCTCGCCGATGCGCTTGAGCATGGCGCATGTTCCGGCGCCGATACCCACGCCGTCCACAAAGCTGGTCTTGGCCTTGTAGAGGCGACGCTCGTCCTGGATGATGTCCGCAAGCTCAACCGGGTCAACCCCACGGATCTGCCGACACGGCTGAGGTGGCAGCCACGGCCCCTGCCGGCGGGTGATGATCGTTGAGTCCACGCCAGAGCCGGCGACGTCGACCCCGAGGACGCGGGGGAAGCATGAGTAGGCCTCTTCGTCGAGAACGCGCTGGCGGGCGGTCTCTATGAGCCACGTGGGGATAAACTGGTTGACGCCAGACCGCGGCGGCTGGCCGTGAATGTTGATCCTGCAGAAGTCACTGTCGTCCCCGTACTGCTGCACCCACCGCTGCATCAGCGCCTTGTTGACCGACGGCCGCTCGACGGTCATGGAGTCAATGCGCATGGAGATGACATCGGCCCGCGCGTGCGCGTCGAGAAACGGCCCGTCCGGCCGCGTCGGGTTGCCGAACATGATCCACAAGTTGTGGCCCGTGTTGAGCCCTCCGGCCACCGCATCGATGATGCACTGCGGCATGGCCGACGCCTCGTCCATGATGCACAGACCATGGTCCGAGTGTTCGCCCTGCATGGCCTCTGGGCGCTCCTCGCTCCATGTCTGTTGCGACAGGAACCACTGGTCGGGCTGTAACTGACAGGCCAAGCGTGTCGCCGTCTTATGCACGTAGCTGGCGATCTGCGGCGGCAGCAAGCTCAGCCACTTCCCGATCTCTGGCCATGTCTTCGTCTGGATCTGATCGCCGGTGTTGGCGGTGATGACCCCCTTGCAGTTGGGACGGGTCAGCAGCCACCACAGCGACGCCCAGGCGCAGAAGGTGGTCTTGCCCACGCCACGTCCTGAGATGACCACGGCCTCGACCAGATCAGCCGACGACTTGGCCCCGTCCTTGAGCCGCTTGCTGATCTTCTGAGCAAGCTCGATCTGCCAGTTTTCCGGCGCGCTGTCGGCAAGGATGCCCCTGCCCCATGGGAACAGGTAGATGAAGCCCGGCAGGTCAAACTGGAAAGTCGCCTGAAGCTCGGCGAGGAGCGATGCGGCTGGTTTAAGGGCCACCTATGTTGCCACCGCCCTTTTCTTCCTCATCTCTCGCTCGGTTGTGTGCAGTTGGGCAAGCACACGCTCAATGTTGGTGCGGATGTGGTAGCGCCCTGTCTCCGGGTCTTTGATGAGGATGCTGAGGTCTGTCAGCCTGTTGGCCCTGATACGGCAACTGACCGGTGTGCGCAGCACCTCGCGACCGATGACATCCCAGTCGGAGCCAGCGCACAGCATGAGCGCCATGTGCTTGTCCTCCCATTCTGTCCATGGGAAGCGTCTCGCATCGTCTCGGATGCGCGGTGTCTTGCGGCGCGCTTCTGGCCCTTCGTACTCAGGGTTCTCGCCCTCATCAGCCTGCTGCGGCGGCGGCTGTTCCTGCTCCGGCATCACGTAGCATGGGCCTAGCCCTTCTGGCGTGACGAACATGACCCCAGCATCCCTGGCAGCCGCTCGCTTCTCCTCCTTGTCCAGGCCGTACTTCTTGGCCTCGACCTCACACTTGCGGATGCTCAGCGGCGTGCGCAATGTGCGCAGGAAGTCCGCATAGGCGACGATACCGGCGGTGTTCATCGCCGCAGCCACCACACCAGCGCGCCGAGCGCGCCGCCCAGCGCGATGCTGACCAGTATGTGAGATATCTCCGGGGGCATATGGTGCTCCTTGTCGGTGATGGCGGCGAACCTACCCCGGCGAGCCAGCCTCTGTCAACGCCCTTGCATTGATGCTTGCGCCGTGCGATGGTCCTGGCCATGAAGCTCGACACCAAGCAAGTGGCGGCGCTGCTGGGCGTATCGCCGTCAACGGTCCAGGTCTGGCGGCACCGCGGATATGGCCCGAAGTTTACCTACAGCAAGGCGCGTGTGGTCTACTCAGAGCGCACGGTCCGTGCGTGGATGAAGCGCATGAAAAAGCAGACGGCAGACCCAGCGCCGGCCGCGGCGGCCGAATGATAGCCGCCCTCTACGTGCAGCCGCGCGGCTGCTACTATGGCCTACCCGGCGTTGACCCGTGGGGCGAGGACCGCGATGCGCGCACCTACCATGGGCCGCACCCGGTAATTTGCCACCCCCCTTGCGCTCGATGGGGGCGGTATTGGAGCGGAGGGCCATCCGCGCCCGGCCGGTTTACCAAAGGCGCAGACGATGGTTGCTTTGCCGCGGCGCTGGCATCCGTCCGGCAGTGGGGCGGTGTGCTGGAGCATCCTGAAGGCTCGCACGCATGGCCCGCGCACGGGTTGTTGCGTCCGCCGCGGGCCGGAGGCTGGGTGGCTGCCGGTGATGGCGCCGGCTGGACGTGCTGTGTCGAGCAGGGGTGGTACGGCCACCGCGCGCGCAAAGCCACGTGGCTTTATGCGGTGGGCTGCGAGTTGCCGTCATTGCAATGGGGCAAGAGCCCTGCGTGCGCCAAGATTGATGTTGGCGCACACTCCAAGGAGGAGCGCCAGCGCATCATCAAGACCGGCATCTGTCAGCGACTTAGCAGGCGGCAGCGCGAGGCGACCCCCGTACCGTTCCGCGACATGCTAATCTCCCTCGCCAGCTCAGCGGCGATGGCGTGACCATGCAAGCACGACTATAATGCGAGCTGCGCGGCCTAGGGTAGCTCCCGAACGCTTGGCATCCTCCCGAGCCGGCCGCGCGTACTTTCCAAAGGATGGCCACGAGGAGGGCCGATGACCGCCGACATATCAACAGAAAAACTACCAGCCCTGCTCTCGCGCGCTGCGCAGATGCTGCAATCTGCCACGACAAGCGGCGAGATCCTTGAGGCCCGCGAGGCGGCAAACGCTGTGTATGCTGCGGCAAAGATCGCAGGACGGATGGCGCGAGCAAAAGGCGCTCATGACGACCTGATGATGAAGGTTTATCGCGCGCAGGGCGACGCGCTCATGATTGAGGCGCGGGCGAAGATGCTGCTCGCCGATGAGTACGACGCGGCACAGCGGCGTGGCGAGGTGGCGAAGAGCGGGCAGCGAAGCGACCTCGTTGGAAACGGCAACGAGGTTAAGCCTACCGCTGCCGACCTTGGCCTGCGGCGTGATCAGATCTTCGAGGCGCGGCAGCTGCGGGATGCTGAGAAAGAGTCGCCTGGGGTCGTTGCGCGAATAGTTGGGGACGCGATCGCGCGCGGCGAAGAGCCGTCGAAAGCGACTGTCAATCGCGAACTGCTGCATTACCGCGGCATGGGGACAGGGCAAAATGAATGGTACACGCCCGCTGAATACATCAGCCTCGTCAGAGATGTGATGGGCGCCATCGACCTTGACCCGGCTTCGTGTGCTGAGGCTAACAAGACGATCGGGGCTGTTAAATTCTTTACCCAGCGAGAAGACGGGCTGCGGCACGATTGGATCGGGCGAGTGTGGCTCAACCCTCCATACAGCCGTACCCTCGTTCCGCAATTTGCAGAAAAGCTCAAGAATGAGGTCGTTTCCGGCAACACAACGGAGGCCATTGGGGTTTTTCACAACACAACGGATACCCGGTGGTTTCATTCTCTTGCAGAGGTATGTGCTGCAATATGCTTCCCGAATCGGCGGATAAAATTCTACCGCGGTGAAGATGTAGCTGCGCCTGTTAACGGCCAGATGTTCATGTATTTTGGCAAGCATCCAAGTGTGTTTGCAAAGTGTTTTGTGGCCATCGGCAACATCTGGCGGCCGCTATGACGCCAAATACAATCAGGCATCCTGGCGCTTTTTTGAAGTCGCCGCCTGCAGGATTCGACGGCGTATTTGATTGGTCATGGACGCAAGGATGTTTTAAGGACACAAGAATTACTCCGATGGACGTTGACGCCATCGTCGAGAGAAATGGACATTTTCTAGTATTTGAAACAAAGGCTGACGGGGTACCAATACCAGTCGGCCAGTTACTGACGCTGAAAGCCCTCCACAAATTAGGCAGATTTACAATTTTCCTGCTCTGGGGCAAGCCGCTACCAGCGAAAGCAGAGATCTGGAAAGCCGCTAGTAAAGAAATTTACCACGTTGAAGGCATAGACAATTTGCGCGATTGCGTCTCTAAGTGGTTTATGTGGGCCGACGGCTGGAGGCCGTGATGCGCGACGGCCCTGCCGACCCCGACCTGTCGTCGTTGATTGCCGGTCTTGGCCGGCGCATCCCGCACAGCCCCGAGGCAGAGGCCATCTGTCTGGGCAGCGTCCTGTACCAGAACCGGATCCGCGAGCGCCTGCACTTCTTGCGTTCCGAGCACTTTGCCGTCCAGGACTACGGCGAGACCTGGCGCGTCATCTGCGAGGCGATTGATGCGGGGGCCGCCGCGACACCGGTGACCTTGGCCGGTGCGTGCGAGGCGATGGGCGGCGCCCGCTACCTGATGGACCTTGCGGACAGGGCAGTGCCCAAGGGCGATGCGGTCGCCCATGGCCGCCTAGTCGTCGAGCACGCGTTGCGCCGGCAGCTGATAGCCGCGGCCGAGGCCGCCGTCGACCGCGCCTACGGCCCTGACATCTTAGACACCGTGGCGCAGCAGACAGAGGCCTACCGCGCCGACCTTGACCGCATTGCCGCGGCAGCCGCAGGCGTCTGCTCTGTCCTGCCGTTGATGACGGCCGATGACTTTGCGGTGCTGCCGCCGCCCAGAGGCTGGCTCATGGGCTATGAGATCTGCCGTGAGTTTGTCACGCTGCTCACCGCGGCCGGAGGCTCTGGCAAGTCCGCCACGGCCATGCTCTGGGCGCTATCTCTTGCCACAGGCCAGCCGCTCGCCGGGTTCTACGTCCATTGCCGCTGCCGTGTCGCGGTCGTCGCCTCAGAAGACAGCCGCGACGAGATCCACCGCCGCCTCCTGGCCGCGGCCATCCTGTACAATGTCGACCTCCGGCAACTGGTGGCCGATGGCTGGCTCTCGGTCAGCATCCTGACCGCGACTGGGACCCAACTCCTGACGATGATAGCCGGCGAGGCGGTAGACACCGGGCTGGCCGGCAGCATCGACACGATGATCCGGCAGCGGCGTATCGACTGCCTCGTCGTCGACCCATGGGTTAAAGTCGCCGGCGTGCCCGAGAATGACAACCAGCTCATGGACCGCGCGATCAACAAACTTGTGTCCATCGCGGCCAGGCGCTCCGCGGCCGTCGTCGTCCTCCACCACCACCGCAAGGGCCAAGCCGCTGCCGGAGACCGCGACATGTCCCGCGGCGCCGGCTCTCTGACCGACGCCGTGCGCATCAGCCGCACCCTGACCCCCATGGACCCCGACACGGCAGAAAAGCACGGCATTGCCGACAAAGACCGCCCACGCTACGCCTGCCTGTCAGACGCCAAGCTCAACCTCGCCCCCCGCGGCGACGCCATCTGGTATGAGATCGTTGGCGTCGACCTCGGCAACAGCACACCCGCCTACCCCAAAGGCGACAACATCCAAACCGTCCGCCGCTGGCACCCACCACCAGCCGGAGAACTCGACGCCGCCCACGACGATATGATCATCGAAGCCATCGACGCAGGCACAGACGATGGTGAGCGTTACACCGAAAGCAACCGGTCATCCGCAGGACCACGCAGCGCCATCAACGCCGTCCTCAAAGTCTGCCCAGACAAAACCAAAGCCCAAGCCCGCGAGATAATCGCACGCCTCATCCGCGACGGCAGGATCGTCTCACGCAGCTACCACTCAACCGCTCAACGCAAGGAGCGCATGGGCCTGTTTTCAGCAGATGGACAACCATAAGTATACGCGCCATAGAGCGCGCCATAGGTGCGCCATAGAAAATCCGATGGCGCAAAACGGGGTGCGCCATAGAACTTTCGCCTATAGTTCAATGGCGCAATCGCGCAGCCGCGCCATAGGTGCGCCATAGACGCGCGCAACCTAAGGCGCTGCGGCGCTCGACATGTGATCAACTCGCTAAAAGGTAGTATGCGCACGATCTCTATGGCGCAGAAAAATGGGTACAACCGAGCGCGGATTTGGAAGGGGGGGCGTAGGGTCCCGCGCGCGCCAGCGCTGACGCCGGGGTGGGGGTGGGGGGTCGGCTCGCCTGGCGCAGGCAGCTCACCTAGATCGCCAATGGGCCGAATCGCCTCGGCTTGGCCAGCGTGCAACGGCAAACATGGCGCACGCATAGCGCCAAACTGATAGCCCATAACAGGCAAGGTTTGTCGCATAAGGGCCATTATGGTGAATTAGCATCTTCGCATGTAGCGTCAACTGGCTCGACAACACGCGCTTCCAGCGTGACAGTGCGCTTGCGAGCCTGAGCAGCCGCCTCCTTAAGTGCATCTATTACCTCACGTTTTTGAGAATTGGTCAGCTTCCCCTGCCCCGATTGGTCGCTTTTCCCTCTCAATTTTGGCGCTGCGAGTGAAATTAGCTCACGTGCGGCGGCTATGCGCGCCTGCGGTGTGATGTTTTCGTCGTTTATCATACTGCCGAGCATATGGATGGCGTCTAGGGCGTACTGCCGCGATGCCTCTTTTACGCGGCGATCGTAGGCGTCAGCGGCTCGTGATGGCGGCCGTTTGTCGCCAGCTGGCATGATGAGCGGCAACTTGGCGTCTGCTGGTGCAATTGCTTGCGGGCTGTTTTTGGGTTTGCGCATGGCGTCTAGCATGGGGCTTGCGCCAGGCGTTGCGCAAGAGTCTGGTTCAGATAGGCGTTGACAGCGTGCATTAGGTCATTCACTATAGGGGCACATTCTATGGAGGAACGGGGATGACAACCATCGCGACGAAAGACCTTAAGGCGCTCATGCCGCTGATCAATGCGGCACGGGTCAATGCCCGCAAGCACTTGCTCGACGATTGCCTGTTGCTGTCGGGCAATAAGACGGGCCTGCACGTCAAGACACCGCTCGCGTTATCCGTCACTATCGCTGGCAGCGGCGAGTTGCCGCAAACCGTCGTGAGCCACAAGGCGTTTGCCGCGACCGTGCGATCCTGCGGTCAGGTCATGACGCTATCGCGCGACGATGCCGGCCTTGTCATTGAGTCGGGCGGCATCGTGCGCCGGCTCGAAACCAAGCCGGATGATTGCGCGGACGCGATGCAAGACGAGCGCTGCGAGAATAGCAGCCTCTGGTTTATCGCGTGCGGCGCGGCGCTGGGCGCCGCGCTCGACGCAACGCGCATTGCTGTCTCTACTGAGGAGACCCGCTATTACCTCAACGGCGTTTACCTGCACACTGAGGGCTCCGGTATTGCCGCCGTCGCAACCGACGGGCACCGGCTCGTCAAAAAGACCTTCGACGCGGACGTGCGGACGGCCGAACATACGGCCATGGTCCCGCGGCAAGCGCTGCCGGCGCTACGCCTCTTGTGCCGCGGGAAGCGGGACGTTGAGGTCTACCGCGACGGCGAGCGGATCATTTTCAGCGGTTATGACGGCGCGCTTGTCGTTCGCTGCATCGACGGCGCTTTCCCGGACTATCAGCGTCTTATCCCGCTGGCCGACAAGCGCCAGACTTGGATTGCCGGAGACACTGGCGAGTTGCTGGCAGCGGCGAAGGCCATGCTGGTAGACAAGCGCAGCTTCAGTCCGTGCGCCGTGATCGACGCCACGACCATGACCATGGCGGCCAAGCAAGCCACGGCAGCTATCAACGTCACGGCCAGCAATGGCGAGACACCCCCCCGTGTCGGGTTCAACGCCCGCCACTTGGCCGAGTTGCTTGCTCTTGACCAAGGCTCCGTGCGGATCACGTTTGAGAATGCTGCCCGCCCGGCGGTGTTCGAAGGCCAGGACGCCACGCTAACGCGCGTTCTTATGCCAATGCGGGACTAGGAAACTTCGGCGCCGACTATCAGCGGCGATTGGTGCCGCAACAAAGGAGCAAGGCAATGGCAATGATATCGCGTGACCCGTTCGCCCGTGAGGAACTGCATCGGTTCATTGACACCGGTCGCAGTCACTGCACTTGCGCATGGTGCGGAGGCAGGAGAACCCGCAAGGGCAAGCCGCTGCCTCATTTGTTCAGGTTCGAAGTGCAGACAGACGGCGGCAGGCACAACAAGATTGATCGTCTGTTCTGCAGCACGGATTGCATGCGAGCCTATCACTCATGACCGCCACGGCACGCCGTCTCTCGCTGCGCACCGCGCGTCAGGTTTGGGTAACCATGGACGCGCGCGGGCGTCTACACTATCGCACGGCGTTGCGGCGCACAGAGCTTTTCTTGGGCGTTGCAGCGGGCGACGCGTGGTTTTGGATGGAGTGACAATGGCAAGGTTTATCAGCGAGCTAGACTACTCGGAACCCCTGATGATCGACACGATGGCTTACGGGGACCGGTCAGCAACGTGCACCATCTCTCACCGCGGGCACGACCGAGACCCGCAATGCCGAGTTGAGTTCTGGCACAGCGGGAAGCTCTACCGCGTCTGTCTGCAGGTAGACGATACCGACACAGTATGACCCGCCAAGGGGCACCGTTGCGGGTGCCCCTTTTTCATGCCCGTTTGGGCTCGCTAGAAGGCCAGCAGGGGCCACGCCCGCAACGCGCGCCACCATGCTAGCGCCAGCCACGCCAATGCCTTTCACGGGCCTTAGCGCGCGCCACCGGGCGAGCTGCATGCGCCCGGTGTGCCCATTGATAGCCGGCCGGGGAAAATGTGGTTGACAATGGGCGGCGGGTGCATTAGATCATTCAGTAAATACGCGGCCCATTACGGGTGCTGACCTTTACTATTGTGCGTGACCACAATGGGAAGCGAACGCGCTCCAACCGTACAGCTAAAGAGGATCCAATCATGAGCACACGGAGCATTGAGAGTCGGTGTCACGAGCGGGAGGCCGCGTCTGGTCGCGTCCTGCCGGAGATCAACGCGGCCATTCTTTCGGGCAGCGCCGATCAAATCAAGGCGTGCTGTTCAAATGCGCGGAGTAAGGATATCCGCGCCAGCCTGGATGCGTTGGAAAAGGCCGTCGGTTTCCGTGCCGGGTTCCTCACGGGCAATCCCAGCAGTTTTAAGATCGGCGTCACGGCTGGGATGGGTTTGGCTGAAATTTGCCTGCAGCTGCGCGCGGCGGAGGAGGCCTCCAGCGATGACTGACCTTAGTTTCGGCGGCGGGGAATTTGACGTTTTGGTCGACCTCGCAAATCGCGACATCTCCGTCTACAACGGTGGCGAGGAATTTCACGCCCGCTTCGGCGGCCGACAATACTACACAAGCCGGTCGGGCTTGAGCGGCTCGGGATGGATCCCGAGCCGGCTTGACCGGATCGTCGTGCGCGGCTATCGCACAGAGACGGAAATCCCATGGGCGGCGCTGGCGCCTATTGGTGGAGGATTTGAGTTGGGGATCCCTACCTATCGAGACCACGGCGGAGAGATACCGGAGGATTACCCGGCACTGGTGCGGTACCCAGATCGTCGGCTTGTGGTCTGCCACCCCGACCTCATCTTCGCCGTCCTAAGTGGCTATGACACTTATACACCACGGGAATACGAGTTCAACTACTGGCCAGCAGCGGGCCAGGATCCACGGACGTTTCGCCTCACGTATAGCTCCTACGGTGAACCTTCATGGTTTAGCTACCATCGCAATAACGTGCACGCCGTGCTGCGCGCACTGAACTACGAAGAGTGTTTTTTCCAACCAGACGAAACCCCGCTGTCGCTGCCGTTCTGGACGCGGCTGGGGCTGCACTGGCAGGCTGACGGCTACGCCTACAAGGTTGCCTTGGGCGTGGCTTGGGCGCGCTACAGCACTGCCGATCTGCAGACACAAGCGCAACGTCAGGCGGTGTCGCCCGCGAACGTGCTGTTCCTGACGGAGCGGCACTACTTGCAGCGCAGCCACGACGGCGCCTATGAGGCGTTGGGCCTGGATAAGTACGGCCGTTATTACTGGGCCTCATATCTTCCACCGGAGGCCGCGATGAACATAATGATGGGCTCCTATGAAGAAAAACAGCAAGTCATCGACGCGCTCGACCGCGGCATCGCGGCCAAAGCCGCGGGGCACGCGGTTTCCGCCCAAGACTTAACAATCGAGGCACTGGAGTCCGCAATTACGGCCAATGCCGGCCGCGCATTGGCGGTGCCTGTTGATTTCATGGCCGGGTTCTCGGAAAGCAGCATCGAGATTTTCCGGGACGAGCATTTCCCCCACCGCGAAAGCGTTACGGTGGAAGAGTTGGCCGCTCACATCTCCCACCGCGGCGTCGAGCGTGTGCTCCGGCACGCGTTGTGCGGGGAGTACCTGCGATGACTCAACAAGAGCTTAAAGACGCCGTCTTGGCCAAGCACCGGCTATGGCTCGCCGGCACGGGCGGAGAGCGCGCGGACTTGAGCGACAAAGACATGCGTAGAGCAGACCTAGCGGGGGCTAACCTGAGCCGGGCCGTCCTGCGCGGGGCCAACTTGGGCGGGGCTGACCTGCGCGGGGCCAACTTGGGCGCCGCAGAATTGCGCGGGGCCAACTTGAGCGAGGCTGACCTGCGCGGGGCTGACCTGTACGGGGCTTGCCTGTGCCTGGCTGACCTGCACGGGGCAGACCTGACGGGGGCTGACCTCGACTTCGCATCCTGGCCGCTCTGGCGCGGGGCCATCGGCGTCACACTAGACGAGCGCCAGCAGGCGCAATTGCTCTATTACGCGCTTGCCGTGTCCCCAGCAGCGCTGGCTCTCGCCACGCCAGAGTTGCTGGCGTTCGCGAACGGCTCCCATATGGTGCGGGACCATCAATGTCCGGAGCTAAGGCCGCATCGCGAGGAGGAGCAGACACGCACGCCGTAAGGCTTGCGGCTTTCGTCTGCCGCTCTGCGGGGCGGCAGCAGTGAGCGTCAACCAGAAAGGCAAAGGCAATGGACGCAATGGAAGAACCTATCGCGACGCGAGAGGTAAAGACGGTAAGATTGAGAGCGATTGTCGCCAACGGCGAGCCTGCGGGCGTTAGGCAAATCATCCTGACGACGGGAAGCGGGCTTGTTTTACACGACGTTTGGGTCCCCTGGGGCGGATCGCAGACGATTGACGCGATTCAGGCACTCAACGACGACACTTCTGCCGCCTTGACGCGGCTCAAGGCTGAGCAATGAGAATGTCCGCCGCGCTCGCGCAAAGCGCCGTCAACGCCCTGCGGGAGCACGGCGTCCGCTTGTCACCGGACAGCCCTGATTACGGCGTGTTCGGCATCCGCAGCCATGTATCAGAGGCCAAGCTGTTCTTCTATGTCGCGAATATTGGCCTGGATGCCGAGTATAATTGGGAGATCAAAGCCGCGTCGCCAGCAGGCCAGCCTTAATCCGGGCCTTAGCTTCCTCTGGATCGCCGAAGTGGGCAAGGACATAGATCCCGCCCGCTTCGGTGAATTTCTCCTTCCAGTGCAATTGCGCGGCCGATGGCTTGTCGAGTCCGACCTTGACCTCGACGCCAACGGCGCGGCCGTGCGGCGGAAGGATAGCTTGCACATCGGCCTCGCCAGTGACGCCGATGCGCTGCCGGCGAACGCCCCGCAGCGCCGCGAGCGCCACCGCGCTGTTCGTCGCCCGGATCAAATCGGTCATGGCAACAAACTGTCCGACCGGCCGGAGCGTGACAAACCTGCACCCGCCCGCGGACAGCCATTGCATCACGAGCTTGCATGCGTCAGCGTGGGTCATTCGTCGCGCTCACTCCGGCGTCGATTGTAAGTTTCATCGCCATCCTCCATTAAACACCCGTCGCAGCACGTAGCTGCGGACGATTGAGACCACGGTGAAAATCCCGCCGATGGACAGGTTGTCGCCGAACCAAGGAAACGGCGCTGTCAACGCCACCATCCCAACTCCCGCCGTGCCTGCATCTCCGGCATTTTCAGCGCATCCCTTGCCGCGTGAAACACCCAGCCGCGGTGATAGCCCCGCGCCTTGGCGATGGCCCGCAAGTCGTCGATGGTATGAGCAGCGCTCACGGGCGCGTCAGCCCAGTAGTTGACCTCGACCAACTCGCCGTCCTGCTGCCGGAGCGTCCTGATTTTCCGCTCGACGGCATAGCCGCAGTAAGGACATGCTGCCAGATGCCCGGCGAAAACCGCAAAACACTCTGGGCAATGGCGGATAACAACCTCGGATCGCCCGGCTTTTTTCGATACGCCAGCCAGCGACCACTCGCGCGGCTGGTCCGGCATGCCGTGGATGTACACGTTGCCGCCGTGGTCGAGGATCACGGCCTCGCGGTCGCCGTCCGGCCGGAGCCCGCGGCCGATGCGCTGCAGGTAGCGGATGATCGACAGCGTGCGGCCCGTGAGGATGACGCAGCCGATGGCCGGCACATCAACCCCCTCGCTCGCGATGTCGCAATTGGTGATACCTGTCAGAGCCCCGCATCTGAGCGCAGAGAAGAGGTCCGCACGATCCTGCCTGGACATATCGCCGTGCAAGACTCCGCACGCCACGCCCGCCCGCTGGAAGCCTGCTGCCAGGTTGCGGGCGTGGTCTACCGAGACGCCGAACCCGATGAACTGCCGGCCGCCGCCGTAGCGCTGATAGTGGTCGACCACGTCGCCGACCACTTGCGGCCGGTCAAATACCGCGCTCAGGCTCTCGGGTGTGTAGTCGCCCGCGCGCTTGCGGAGCCCGCTGGTATCCGGTGCCGGAGGAGCGTAGAGCCGATATCGCGCGAGATAGCCATCGTCCATCAGCTGCCGCATGGACGGCCCGCAGACCATGCCGTCGAAGATCTCGCCCAGGCCGCGGCCGTCGGTGCGAGCCGGTGTCGCGGTGAGGCCCAGCACCCATGCGCCTGGCCACGCGCGGATGATGCGCGCCCAGGTCTCCGACGTCGCATGATGGCATTCATCTATCACAAGCAGATCAGGCGCCGGCGTGCGATCGAGCCGGCGGGTCAGCGTCTGGGCCATCGACACGGGCACGCCGTCAATGCCGGCGCCCGCAAGCGCGGCCTCGAACTGCTCCACCAGCTCAATGCGGTGCACCAGCACGCGCGTTGACCTTCCGCGCGCGATGGCGTCACCGATCATGCTGCACGCCGTCTTGGTGTTATGTGTGACAGTAAAGTCACCTAGGAGGAAATGACCGTCAGGCCCAGCCAACTCGAACCCGTAATAATCACCGTCGCCGATAGGCGTTATGGTCAGCCCCATCACAAGTGGGTTTTTTTTCTGCCGCCGCGGTGCTGCTTGCTTTCGCGCTATCTTCGTAGGGATCTCATCGACGGGGCCGTTGATGTTAAAGCGATAATACGTGCCGACAACGCCGTTGTTGCAGCACATTTTCTTGCACTCGCGCACATACGCCCAGAAGCCAAGCGATCGCGCGACGAAAACAACGTCATCAGCCAAGCGCTTGTTTTTCAGAACAACATCAAATCCCTTACCGGCATAGCAGCCGTCAGTATCTATAATCCCGGCGAGTAGTTGCATCCGCACGTCTCTGGACGCGCGCTTGTACGGCATGGGGATGTGCTTGTTCTGGATCAGACCGTAATGGCGCAAGGCCCAGAGGATCGGGTTCCCATCCCTCTTATCCTTACCAGATACGCTGACAAGCTCTGAGTTCTCAGAGTTGAGCGTAGGGATAGCCTTGCACCCAACACTGCCGGCATACCAAATAACCCAGTCTTTTATCTCTTGATCGCCGGTTGTTACGTGCCCGCCGCAAGAATGCCCGTCGCCAAGCCATACCCCTAGATAATAAGGGTCAAGCGCCAGAGGGAACGTCGGCGGCGAGAAATCAACGGCCGCGTGCCATCCCTTGTGCAGATGCCGGAAGTTGTCACTCTGAATGACAAATTCCTTCACAGTGACATTGACCACACCGCCGCCGCGGTGCGACGGATATTGACTCCCGCTGGGTGTTCTCTTGAGGCTAAGGATGTGGTCTTCGTTAACTATGTACGGGTCGCCCTTGGTTGGCGTCACCTTAAAGAGCGGCCCATACCCTACGCACGTTGACACCACGCGGCGCTGTAAAGAGTCCGGCCCTATTAGGTCATCGCCGACCTTAATTTCTTGCACTGGGCGCACTGTGCCGTTGTGCATGAGGACGGGCGTATCTAACCCCAGGCACTTGCCGCCTCCCGTCGCGAGTTGGTACACGCACCGGCGCTTGCCGGCCCGGTACAGCGCCCGCAGCGCCTCCTTGCCGGCGTGCTGGTAGGGGCGGAGCGCGTCAGTCATCGGCCGGGCGGCTCAATCAGCACCCACCACCGCCGCGATCGACCTCGGCCTGCATCGAGGCAAGAGTCTCGCTCACCGCCTTCTGGAAACCGCGCCTCGATCAGCACCCGCCGCACGATGGACCCCCGCCACGGCCACGAGCGCATGCGCCCGTTCATCGCGCCAGCCCCAGCGACACATTGAACGCCACGGCGTTCAGCGCGAGCATTGCCAGCGCCACCGCAGCCGCGCGCTTGACCATCTCGCCGCCCGGCATCTTGGCCGATACGTAGGACAGCAGGCCGAAGAAAGCTACGTTCATCGCGGCGGTTATCGTAATAACGTCAGTCACGTGCTGCCCTCCTGTCCTTGAGCGCCATGACCGCGGCGCGATGGGCTTGCGGGATGCGCCCGCGCCTGTACCACGCATAGCAGGCGTGGTACGGCACCTTGAGCGCGCTGGCCAGCCAGGCGCGGCTTCGCCCGTCCCGGATGGCATCGAGGATCTCTCTGTCGTTCATGCCGGCACCGTACAAAAAAAGTTGCCACACCTCAACAAAAAAGTTTGACATTCCGCCACCGGTGCGCGATTGTCGCCTTGTCCCTCGGGACGTTCCTCCCAACTTGGGGCCGGCCGGAGCACGCAGCAAAGCCGGCCCCGCTTGTTGGGGCGGAGGACCAGGACACTTTGCACGCCGCAATGGCCACCAGGGACCCCAGGACCAGGACACTTGACGCGCCGCAATGGTCACATCTAACCCCGCCCACCGCCGCATCGACCGCCCGCAGCACTAAACAATGGAGCAAAAGTTATGAACTTCTCAAACGTACTTTTTCTTGTCAGCGATGACGTTCGCGCCATACGCGTGTCATATGAGGATGCAGGGAAAAACCAAACCATCAAGAAGACCCTCGACCACACCATCACGGTCGGCGACTTTGTGGTGGTCGAGACCAACACCCGCTGGAACATGACGGTCTGCAAGGTGACCGCGGTTGACGTTGAGGTCGATTTCGACAGCGACGACCAGATCGGCTGGATTGTCGCGAAGGTTGATATCGCGGCCTTCGACGCTATCAAGGAGCAGGAACGGCGCGCGGTTGAGTTGATCCGCGAAGCCGAGCGGCGCGAAAAGAAGGAAGGCCTTCGTGCGACGCTGGAGAAATACACCGGCGCAGAGCTTAAGGCGTTGCCGATCTACACGCGCAAATAAGGAGATCCGCCTGTGACCTGGTGCCTCACAAACCCACAGGAGCGGGCGGTATCTAGGGGAATCGCATTCGCTCTTCCCCTAGACTCTAAATCGAGATCAATGCCGGCAGCCGTGGGTTAAGAGGCGAAGGCAAGCCGGCGGAGGTCTCCATGGCAGCATGCGTAAAGTGTGGAAAGCTGAAAGTAAGGAAGAAGCGCTGCCCTCGGTGCGGGCCACAAGAGCGCCTATTCCGCGGGCGCACGATTGTTGCCGGAGGCGAGTTCTTGACGACGGGCACTACCGACGCTAGCAGCGGGGCGCTGCTCGCCAAGAGCCCGGCCCACGCTCGGATTGCGTGCCCGTTTTTCCCTGAGTACACGCCACGGCAGCCTACTGTTGCAATGACCGAGGGCGCGGCTCGGCGAGGCAAGGGGCTTATGGCCACAGACGAAAGACGTATCGACCGCCCGCAGCCCGGATTTTACCGGCTGCGGCTGTGCCGCGGCGGACCATGGAGTTTCTGCCGGATCGCCTACGGCCCGGCAGCAGACCCAGAGACGGGCGTCGCGCTTGACCGTCCGTGGCTCTGGGAGGTGTGGCAAGACGGGCTGCAGATCGGCCGAGCATCGCCCGACCCGGTTGCCGCCGGCGTAATGCCGATTTGGATCGGCGGCCAGCCGATCACCGAGGCGGAATATCGCGCCGGATGCGTTCGCGCCATCTGGGCGCGTGAGCATCGGCCGGATCTACCCGAGGCGCGGCCAGAGCGCCCGGTCAATATTGGAGCAATGAGGATGAAGGATCTGTTGTCATGACGCTGCAAATGACCCCCGAGTTCTACGCGCTCGCGGAGGAAACGCGCGAGACCGTAGCCGCCGTCTCAGTATGGCTGAAGGGCGGGCCGATCAGAGATGCCGAGGCCGAAGCCAAGGCTGCAGATGCTCTTGCAGGGCTGCGCAAGCGCATCGGCACCCTTAATGCCGCGCATAAGGCGGACAAGGCGCCGCACCTTGAGGCATGCGGCGTGGTTGACGCTGCCTACAAGCCGCTGATCGCCGCGGTGACCGAAGCGGCGAAAAGGGTCACGGCCCACATCCAGGACCGCCTTGCGTATTTGGACCGACAGCGCCAAGAGCAGGCGAGCATCGCCCGCGAGGCCGCAGAGGCCGCCGCTCGCGAGGCCGCTGCCGCCGCCAGAGCCGCCGCTGATGCGGAGCACGATATTGCCACCAAGGTCGAGGCCGATCTGGCGACGAAGCAGGCCAATGAGGCGGCGAAGATCGTCGCCAAAATCGAAGCCAGCCGTGTCAAGATCTCGGGCAACTACACGCAGCGCGCCGTTGTGATCAAGAAGACCCGCTACGCTGTGCTCACCGACTGGCGCGCCGCCATCAAGTGGGCGCGGGCGGAAGATCAGCGCCACCTCGCGCTCAAGGCGTGGCTCGAACAGCAGGCGAGCGCGGCGGCCCGGCATGGTGCTGATGCCGTGCCTGGATTTACAATCGAGGAAAGGGAGACCGTAAGTTGAGCGACGAAACCAAGCTCCCCGCCGTAGCCGACCACCGGCAGGCGCCCGTGGCATTCGGCGGCAGCGGCATTGAGATCCGCACTTTTGACGACGCGGCGCGCTTTGCGAAAGTCGTCTTTGACAGCGGACTGGCGCCGAAAGGGTTCGACAGACCGCAGGCCGTAATGGTGGCGCTGCAGGCAGGGATGGAAGTTGGGCTCCCGCCGATGCAAGCGATTCAGTCCGTCGCTGTGGTCAACGGCCGGCCGTGCATGTGGGGCGATGCCATCCCAGCACTGCTCTGGGCGGCAGGATTTGACATCGAAGAAACGATGTCGGAAGACGGCACCGTGGCGACGTGCACGATCACGCGGCCGAACGGGCGGAAGGTCACGCGGACGTTTAGCGTCAATGACGCAAAGGCCGCGGGGCTGCTGGATAAGACGGGGCCGTGGAAGCAATATCGGCCGCGGATGCAGCAGATGCGCGCCCGATCGTGGGCATGCCGCGACGGCGCTGCAGACGTCCTGCGGGGCATGATCCTCCGCGAGGAGGCCGAAGACATCGGCCCGGCCGCAGCGCGCGACATCACGCCGGAGCGGGTTGACCCACTGGTAGCCGCGGCTGCAGCGGCGAAGCTGGCCCAATATCGGGACGAAGAAGCCGCGGCTGCAGCAGCGCGCATGCGCGCGGCGATCGCCGAAGAGGAACAAGACGCGAAGGCCACGTCAGAGCCCCGGCCAGCGCCGCAGGACTCCGCGCATGAAGTGCTGACCTTCGGAGATCAGTCGTGGTCCCGCACGCAGCGCGGCGCCATGGGCTGGGCGAACACCATCGGTGAGGCGATCGCCTATGCCGACAGCGCCGGGGACCGCGCCGGCGCACTGGCGATCCTCGCCGCGCAGAGGCCGGCGCTAGAAGATGTCGCTGACAAGCTGCCGGCATCGTCACCAGCAGTGGCTGCGATCATCGCCGTGCTCGACTACGGCGCGCAGATCGAGGACGCGGGCGAATGACCACCAACCCGACAGAGATGGCCGTCAGGACTATTATCCTGGAAGGCATCAGGGCGAACCGCCCGCATGACGAGATAGTCAAGCTTGTCCAGTTGTACCTCGCGACGACTGATAACCCAGCATGCGTGCCCACTATTGAGGAGCCAAGCACATGACCACAGATCCGACCCGACGCGCTGTCGAATCTATTTTGTCCATGCAAGACACGATGGAGCTAATGGCGGAAGAGCGCCTCACCGATGTCATTGATGGCATCGTGGAAGATATCTGCGACCGCGACGCAGCGGCGCGGTACGTCGATCGCGAGAACCGCTGGCAAATGGCCGTGCGCGCGGTTAACGCGGCAGCCGCCCGTAAACTCAGCCAGGAGACCCACCGATGACAAATGTGGCCTACCGCCTGATCGAGGGCGACTACGACATACGCGCATGGCCGGCCGGCCGCAGCGAAATCCGATGGTACGCAACAATCGCCGACAAGCAGACCAAGGCGATCTTGGCCACGGGCGCCGGCATGAGCCGTGATGCGGCGATCGCCGATGCGCGCGGCAAGCTCTTGCCGCAGCCAGAGGAGATCGTTCGCGACAGGGCTAAGTGGCGCTCCTGGGCGTCGCTGGCCGTCGGAGTGACCGTCATTTGCTGGTGCGCGTACATCGCGCTGCACCTGCTGACCAGCTAAGGCGGGCTTTCAAAATTGTGGGCTGGCCCGGCCCATGACGCTACAGCACGTTGCCGGTAGCCGCCGGTGAACGCCGCCCCGCCGAAATGTACTTGCGGCGAAACGTGCAGGGCAGATTTTACGAACCAGGATAGTTTTGCATGTCAACGTCTGTCGATCAGGATTTCATCAAGAATTTCGAAGCCGAAGTGTACATCCAGTACCAGCAGATGGGCTCGAAGCTTCGCAACACCGTTCGTGTCAAGGACGCGGTCATTGGCGCGACCACAACCTTCATGAACGTCGATCACCAGCCGGTCGAGTGCGTGCTCCACGACTACTATGCCGGCGCCTGGGTCGGTCTCCTCGACGATCTGAAGACCAACATCAACGAGCAGCAGGTTGTCGCCCGCGCCGGTGCCTATGCCCTCGGCTGGAAGACTAATGAGCTTATCGTCAAACAGCTGGCGTCGGTAACGGCAACGGTCGGCGGTACGACCGACGGCCTGACCAAGGACAAGGTCCTGGCCGCCTTCGAAACGCTGGGCGATGCTGATGTGCCGGATGACGGCCAACGCTTCGCGATCGTTGGTTGGAAGCAGTGGAGAGACCTCCTCAACGTCGAGGAGTTCGCGAATGCAGACTACGTTGGCGACGACGATCTGCCGTGGAAAGCGATCCTGGGCAAGCGCTGGCTGGGGACGCTCTGGCTCCCCCACTCCGGGCTGCCGTGGAGCGGCGGCATCCGCCGGTGCTTCTGGTACCACAAGACCGCGGTCGGCCATGCCGGCGGCGCCGATGTGAAGACCGATATCACCTGGCACGGTGACCGCGCCGCCCCCTTCGTCAACAACATGATGAGCCAGGGCGCGTGCCTGATCGATGGCAGCGGCGTCGTCGCCTTCTCCTGCAACGAAAACTGAAGGAGCCGTGTAATGGCATACATACTGAAATCAATTCCGCCGAACCGCACCGCATACGGGGGGTTCCTCTGGCCGACTGAGCCAGGGGCGATCGTCACAGCACCGGACTGGGACCCCACGCCAACGTGCGGCGGCGGGCTTCACGGCGCGCTCAACGGTGCCGGTGACGGCTCGTTGTTCTGCTGGGACCACGACGCGATCTGGATTGTCGCCGAGATAATCGGCGATGAAATAGTAGACCTCGGCGGAAAAGTTAAGGTCCGGCAGTGCCGCATTATCATTGCCGGCGCGCGCGAGGACGCCACCGGATACTTGGTGGCGAACGGAATGAGCGCCGTGATTGGCAGCACGGCCACTGCCGGGCACCGCGGCACGGCCACTGCTGGGGACCACGGCACGGCCACTGCGGGGGACCACGGCACGGCCACTGCCGGGCACCGCGGCACG